GTCAGTGCGCCCTGCTGTTTATCCTCACGCAGTTGAGTAGGACTGGGCATATTAGACCCGCCTGCTGTACCATAGCAAGCAAGTGCCACAATCACGGTGTGTCGCTTCTAACCATTGACCACACCCAGTGCATCTGCTGATTGTGCTATCCATTACTTAAACTCTCCTTCTAAGGTGCGTGGTTTGCGTTTCAGGGCTGTTTCATCCATTGCCACTGTGACAAATAGGCATTCAAGGCATTGAATCATTGAGAGGCCCTCTGGCAGGTCATAACAGGTGTATGTGCTAAATGGTGCAGGGCCTTGGCACACGCCTCGGCATTTAAAGTACCTGATGCCATCTATCATCGTACATATCCAATCCCACTAGATTTGAGTGCAGCTAAGTTCTCAGGCCCTATTGCAGCAATAACTGTAGGCATATAGATCCCAGCCTCTTTGCCCATCCCACTCACGAACTTGAGGTTTGCAGGCATAAAGGCAATCCCATCGCAGCCTTCCCACAATTTGGTAAAAGGCTTGCTTCGGCTCGCAGCTACTAGGCAGATACCATTCGCATTCTCAAGCCACTTATCTATCCAAGGTGCAGGCTTCGAATAAGGTGGATTCATCCAAACCCGCTTGCCTGCCCAATCTTGCGCTAGGCCATCGTCATACTGCGTAAAGTACTTCTTGGCTGGTATCCAAGAGATTCCACCAACTGGGCTGGCCACATCGAAGTCATATTCCAAACCAAGTGCATCGAATACCCATTTAGGCGTGTAATAATCATCGCTGGTCTTGGCCAGTGGAATATCATCAAATGGGAAGTCCAGCAGATCATCTTGCGCCATAGGCACCGATCCTTTTACCTCGCCGGATGTGCAAGAATCCCACAACCTTGGTCACTGTGTCAGTGTTTGCAAACTCGGTCGTTGCAGGCAATCCATCGAAGTAGAACCACGCCGGCATTGTAAGTTTGTTTAAGTTAAATGACCAAATCCCCTTGGGTGTGGAGCAAATGTAGAGCGCGGTCTTTCCAGCAGTCCAAGCCTTTTGAGTCACTGCATCGTATTTGTCGCGCTCAATCATCAATTTGTCATAATGAGTTTGTCGGCTTTTGAGTTCTATGTAAACCCCTAGCTGCTCACTCTCACAATCAAAGCGTGCAACGGGATCTGGATTCATTAGCAGATCAGGTATGTACCGGCTCTTTAAATATGTAAATAGTTGTAATTCATTCATTGCGATCTATCGAACGGCATCGTGAACACACGAATATCTGGTCACTCATAATGCCACCTGTGATGAATTGCCGTGTGTTGCAACCATCGCATATCTCTGAATCGTGGTCACTAACGCCGGTGCTAGTAAAGTGCAGTGCGGTCTTATCTGGGAAGTAAATCTCTAGATCACCCACGCTTCACCCACTCTTTGCCATCCATCCCAACTGGGGCGCACTGTTGGCTCTTAGGCGTTGCCTCGCAGAAATAACCTTCCCACTTCTTGCCTGCTGCACTGGTGCCCTCTTTATGGGCTCTCGTGCCGTGTTTGCAGGGATGAGCACGCACATTGGGTTCACGCTCCAAAGGTGTAGCAATACTGCTAAGCACTTGCATTGCCGTGGCCAAGTCTGGATCAGCCGATTTGTTCCAAAGATCATCTTCTGGCACTGGATCACCAGCTGCAACCCGTTGCACTTTTGCCATCTCTTCACGGCTTGGGCGTTTGCCTAGTTTCGCTTGAAATCCAGCCGTGGCCAAAACTCTACCGATGGCTGAAGTGGCACAATTCTCAAGGGCGAAGTTGGCATTCACACCGCGATCTGAAATGATCTCTTGTGCGTAGTCAATGGCAATAATCGTGCCATCGTTCCGGTAGGCAGTGGCTTTGATAATAAAGCACTTGCCATCATTATGGACCAACTCGGTGTCAATCCTGCCCTCTGGATACTTGACCCAAAATAAGGCAATACGCTCATCAACCGGCTGGTAATCACTCAGATCAAATGCCATTGGCTAGGTTCCAATCCTGTTTGGCTTTGGTGTAGCCGATCGCACGGCCTCGTTTGTATCCTATGTGTTTGCCGTCACGGTGCCCTATCGCATACCCAATAAGTACGCATCCAAAGCAAATGGCAATGTACATCGCTACCATCACGGCAAATGCCGTATTGGCGGCCACCTTAAGCATCCACGCGGGTTGCGTAGTCAGTAAATATAACCCAAGATTCTGAGGCTAGATCGTAAGTTGTAAAGAATCCTAGTTTGTTGGATGCAAGATAACTCTTGGCCAAAATGCAGCTGAGAGGGCTATCAAACCAATAGGCCCACTTCATTGGTTCAGCCAAGAGTGCAACCTCGGTGTCTTCAAATCGGCCTTCATTGACCTGAGCCATCCAGCCCTTATCGCCCCACTTTATCTGCATATCTGAGAGCAGATCAAAGTCTTGAGGTGTCATCTTTATAGTTATTGAAGTTGTCATTTCTAGTCCTTTCCTAGTCCGGACTATTAGTGTGACACTAGGGGCAGACATTGCGCAACACCTGCCCCGCGTGTCGGGCTCTACTCTTTTGGTGCTCTCCCATATTTATCATCCGTGCTGCTCAAGGCACGCATAATCACGGGCAAAAGAGATGCCCAAAGTCCATTGGCTAACATTCGCCAATCCGCACTGGTGAAATCCAGTGGTGATCCTCCGATTGTGGCCATCAAGGTTAACAAGATGGTCAGCAACGCACGGAGATAGGTTCCGCACGCCGCTTTGATTTGTACTGCCATTTACTGCTCCAATCCAAGCGCAGTGATGCGCTCTTTTGCCTGTTTAGGGGTCAGGCAAACTTCAAAATGCATCGGGTCTTTTCTTAGTTTGTAAGTTATTCCTGATTTAAGTCCGTATTTCGCAGTTAGTGCCAACACTGCCAAAGTCTTTTCTGGTGTAAAAGTATTCTCAGCACCCAGTGGATGCTTGGATGCATTAAGGTCAATGGCCGTGCCGCTGCTGTGATTGCTCAAGCGATCCTCACGACCGCGCACCATTCTGAAACAGTAACCCCAATCATCAAGGCTGCCGTGATCTATCGGCTCAATGGATGCGTGGAACTCTGCTGCAAATCCCACCAGTAACGGTGCAACCTTTTCAGCGCATCGCAATTTAATCGTTGTGCCTTTGACGGGGTAAGACTTAATGCCAATCTCAGCAGGATCTTTGCTTGCTGGCCAACCGTTATCAGACTTCAGCGGTGTGTTCGGCATTGCTGCAATCCCATTGGCAAGTTGATTCATTGATGGTTGCTTCATCGTGGCACTTTGGCGGGATAAATGCATCCCTTATAGAATCGTAAACATAGCCAAGGCCTGCGTAGTTAAATCTTATCTTGCCATTGTAACTGGTGCGCTTTACCGTGCAATCAGTGCCTTGCGCGTAATAAATCTCAGGATCTAAACCATCTATCAGTTCAGTTTCATCTTTGCCAACAATTACATCAACAACAATTTGATTTCTTAAATATGCGTAGTGCGCCATTATGCCCAACTCACTGTGTCTGATACACCGGCTGCTGTAACTGTTGAAATCTTAAAACCGCCGCTGGTTGTAGTTGATTGAGTAACTCCACCGCTAAAAGTTGCCGTGTAAACATCTGGAAACTTCAAAACGACAACTCCACTGCCACCATTACCGCCACCAACTCCTGTGGTATTAACATTGGATGCACCGCCACCACCATTTCCACGGTTAGTAGTACCACTCACACCTGCAATATCATTTACTGCACCACCGCCACCATTACCGCCTTCTGCATAAGTAACAGAACTTCCAGTAATTGAGTTCGCTGTTCCAGCACCCTTATTACTTTGAGGATGAGTGGAACCTGATCCCGCTGCACCTACTGCTGAACTTCCACCACCACCGCCACCGGCTGTGTTGATCGCACCGGCTCCACCATCTTTTCCTTCAACTGGTGAGTAGCCACCCGAGTTACCTG